CCATGTTTTCCTTCCACGGGGTTTGTCTGGCAGATGGCGATACGGATAGGAAGCGTTTTAAGGTACCTAGGACAGGCTGGTGATAGTGGGGTGCTACCCTTGCCTAGGGTGAGTAGTTTGAGAGGCGTGTAGGGCTTATTTTAAGGAGAGTGGTATGACAGTAAATGACTTGTTGCATGACTTTGTATTGCAATTGCTGAGGAGGGGGTTTACCGTTCCCCAGGTTGCACAATCTTTGGCTGACCAGAAGGTCAAGCTGATGCAGGCAGACGAATACCTAGCTGCGGCTAGGGAATCAAAACTAGCACCTTGAGGAGAAAACAATGGCATATGAAGTGAAACCAGGACAAGGCTCTGCCTTCCCTAACGACAAAAAGACAGCAGACTGGCACGCAGACTTTCGTGGCAAGGTAATGCTCCCAGATGGCAAGAGCCACTGGCTAGACGTTACAAACAAAAAGACTAAGGATGGCAAACCCTACATTACCGTCAAGATTGGAAACCCGGTACAACAAGGGGAAGTCTATTCCGCAGCGCACCAACCTTTCCCGCCACAGGATGCTCACAACCAGGGTAAGGCCAATGGCTTTCAAGACGACGACATACCCTTCTGATGGCCAGAACTAAGTCGCGTATCTCTGAGCAGGTGCCAAGCTTAAATGGCTGGGGTGGGGTGCGCTCCATCTCCCGCCGGCTAGAACGCTCGGCTACCATTGTTGAAAACCGGGAGGCTGTGGCCTTTTCGTTGCTGTCTATGGCCAACACCAAGATCACAGATATCCTAACTTGGGACGAGGACGGAAATGTCAAGGTTAAAGCGTCAAGTCAAATTCCTGACCACGCCTTGCAGGCAATCAAAAATATCAGGGTCAAGCGTGAAAAGGATGGTACGCAGACGCTGGACGTTGAACTTTACGACAAAGTTGGGGTGCTGCGTCTACTTGCAAAAGCGTCTGGACTTCTTGATAACCCAGACGACGGGGACGATAAACCGTCAGTCATTGGTATTAACGTGCAAGCGCCTGAACCTGTTGACGTGGAGGTGAAAGAATGATCGACCTAGTCGTAGGCTTTGACCAACGAGAGGCTGTGGCGTATCACACCTTTTGCCAATCTGTGATTAGTCGTACTAGCCAGCCTGTGCGGTTTACCCCGCTTGTGGCCCACGGCTCAGACGGAAAGAGAGACGGATCAAATGACTTCATCTATTCAAGGTTCCTCGTACCGCATCTCATGGGCTACCGTGGTTGGGCCATCTTCGCAGACGGGGACATGGTCTGCCGTGAAGATATCGCCCGACTCTGGGAAATGCGTAACGATAAGTACGCCGTCATGGTCGCCAAACACGAATACCAAACCATGCACTCCAGCAAGTATCTTGGAAATAAGAACTACGATTACCCAAGAAAAAACTGGTCAAGCCTGATCCTGTGGAACTGTGAGCACTCAGCTAACCGCAGCCTTACGCCAGAGATGATCCAACATCTTGATGGCCCTTTCCTGCATCGCTTTAGCTGGCTGCACGACGGAGAGATAGGGGAAATACCTATTACCTGGAACTGGCTGGTACTAGAGTATCCAATCAATGAGTACGCTCATCTATACCACTACACCATTGGTACGCCATGCTTTGCTAACTACCAGACTACGGATCATAGCGACCTGTGGTTTATGGAATATAAAAAGCTAAACGGAGGGTTGGATGATTAACTTTGACGATTGGGTGCGCTCAAGGCAAGATGCTCGCCAGTGGTCTGAGGACGAGAAGGCGTGCGCTGAAATCGCATGGAAAGACGCAATAAAACTATTCAAAGGAGAAGCAAATGCCGGAACATCTACTTGCTCAAAATGTGGCATGGTTTGTTTTAACAATGGTTTTTGTTATTGTTCTAGCGGGGTGGCTTGAATGGCGGCGTGGCTAATAGCCGTGATCGGAATCGTATATGCAATCGTTGCTTTCGATCTTGTTAGACACGGCAATGTGGGTCTTGGTATTGCTTTTGTTGGGTATAGCATTGGCAATGTCGGACTCTACCTAGCGGCTAAAAATGGCTAAGACTAAAGAGCGTAGCTCCAAAGAACTACCCGTAACAGGACTGAATCTAAACTTCAGTAAGTCGCCTGAAGTCTATAAGTTCATTGAGTCTAACTCGTTTGTGCAAGGACTAATGGGGCCAGTAGGATCAGGCAAGTCGTATGCCTGCGCTGCCAAGATTATGATGAAGGCAGTACAGCAAAAGCCTAGTCCCATAGATGGAATAAGGTACTCGCGATGGGCTGTGGTACGTAACTCGTACCCAATGCTCAAGACCACAACAATCAAGACTTGGCTTGATTTGTTTCCAGAGAACACCTTCGGGCCGATGCTCTGGACGCCGCCGATTACCCACCATATACGGCTCCCATCCAGGGGAGACGCCTCCGGTATAGACATGGAGGTCATATTCCTAGCCCTAGACCAGCCAAAGGACGTGCGTAAGCTTCTGTCCTTGGAGCTGACAGGCGCCTGGGTCAACGAGGCTAGAGAACTACCAAAGGCTGTGATCGACGGGCTGACTCACCGGGTTGGCCGCTACCCAACCAAGCGCGATGGTGGTGCTAGCTGGCACGGTATCTGGATGGATACCAACCCAATGGATGACGACCATTGGTGGTTTAGGCTGTCCGAGAAAGAAAAGATGACTGGGCAGTACGGCTGGTCATTCTTTAAGCAGCCAGGTGGGATTGTCGAGGTTTCCTCAGAGGAGCTGCCAGATAATCCAGAAGCCAACGACCATATCTTTGCGTCTGGCAAATGGTGGAAGTTAAACCCCAAGGCTGAGAATATCGACAACCTTCCGGCAGGCTACTACCAGCAGATGCTCATGGGTAAGAACCTGGACTGGATTAGATGCTACGCCGAGGGCAAGTACACCTACGTCCAAGAGGGCAGACCAGTCTGGCCAGAGTACGACGACAATATGATGGTGGACGACGTTGAATACGATCCAGCTCTGCCAATCCAGGTGGGGCTAGACTTTGGATTGACACCAGCCGCAGTCATAGGCCAGAGGCTAAACAATGGCCGCTGGGTCATAGTCCATGAGATCGTAACCTTTGACATGGGACTAGAACGCTTTGGCCAGCAGCTTTTGGCTGAGCTCAATGCTAGATTCCCTAAGTGCCAGATTATGCTTTGGGGTGACCCGGCGGGTATGCAAAGGGATGCGATCTACGAGGTAACAGCCTTTGACCACCTGCGGACACTAGGGCTCAGAGCCCAGCCTACACATAGCAACGACTTCAAGGTTAGACGGGAAGCATCGGCTGCGCCCATGCAAAGGCTAATCAATGGCAAGCCCGGTTTGATTGTGAATAGGCAATGCAAGCTCCTCCGGAAAGCCCTTGCCGGCGGGTATCATTTTAAGCGTATTGCGGTAGGTGCGGGACAGGAAAGATTCCGCGATGCACCAAATAAAAATGAACACTCACACGTAGGCGACGCCTTTGGCTATCTTCTGCTTGGCGGTGGCGAGCATAAGCGCATGACCAAGAGTGGGCTGACCGCAGATACCCGGATAGCACAAACGGTAGTGAACGCTGACTTTGATATCTTTGGTACTCGCTGAACGGCTAAACCAAGCCAATAAACGAAAGGGGCTATTCTTTATGCCCTTCTCCCCTGCTCACGTAGACCGGATCAAGGTTGACTCTGAGGAGGTCTTGGTGGTCGCTAGGCCGGACGAGGTCAAGGACTTGCTGACAACCCAGGCCGCTATGGGTGGAGCAGTTACTGCCTTCCTGAACATGGAGCCCATTGCCATCTTTGGGTTTGTGTCTATCTGGAAAGGTGTTGCTGAGACGTGGTTAGTGCCAGACGAGAAGGTAAGGAAAATTCCTGTAACCCTTACAAAGGTTGGCTATAAGGTGATGGATATCGCAAAGATATCTATGGGATTGCACCGTATCCAATTAACCGTTAGAACTACGGATAAGCGCGCAGAGAAGTGGGCTCATGCCATAGGCTTTAAGTGCGACGGGGTCTTACGCAAGTACGGCGTGGACGGGGTAGATTACTTAATGATGTCGAGGGTCTGATATGAGTGGAATGTTTAAGAAACCCGATAACAGCGCAGCCGAGCGTCAGCTTGAGGAGCAGCGCAAGGAAAACGCACGGCTAGCAGCTCAGGCTGAGGCAGAGCGTGTGGACTTGGCTGAGCAGTCAGCGGCCAAACGCCGTGCTCGTTTGCGTGGTGGGTCAAGGATGTTATTGTCAGAAGCCCGTGTGGCTCCTGAACTTGGGTTGGAAACTTTGGGCATGGGTAACACAGAAAGGACTTAATTATGAGTGGTGCAGTTGGCAGCATTAAAAAAGTATTGGATTTGCCGCGCAAAGATGGTGGCCAGGGAACTGTTGCAGATCAAATGAGAGATGTGACAAAGCCGGCTGAAAAGCCAGCCGCACAAGCAGCCGCTGAAGATACGGCAGCTCGCCGCCGTGCTCGCCGTGGTGGCCGTGCGCTTCTGTCTGAGGCGCGTATTGCTCCTGAGACTGGGCTACAACAAACCCTCGGTACTGGTGTCTAATGATGGACAAAAAAGACAAGATGCAAAAGAAGGTGGCCAAGGTTATGCGTGAGTACAAGGCCGGAACTTTGCACTCTGGCAAGGGTGGCCCAGTGGTCAAAAGCCAAAAGCAGGCAGTGGCAATCGCCATGTCTCAGGCAGGGATGGCCAAGAAATGAAGCCCGGACTCTATGCCAACATCCACGAAAAGCGTGAGCGTATAAAAGAAGGTTCAGGCGAGAAGATGCGTAAGCCCGGTTCCAAAGGTGCGCCAACCGAGGAAGCATTTAAGAAGGCGGCAAAAACCGCCATGCGTCCTAAGAAATAATGGCGATTATCGTTCAGCGAGAATCTGACAATACAAAGTCAAGATTTGTTACGTCAACATTTATTGACAAAGATGGCAACCAAGTTGTAGCTGGATCTGAAAAGCCATTTGTAGTTGCTGACATTAACCATATTAGGTTGCACGAAGGTAGAGCCTTCTATGCTTACTACTTAAATGGCGATGCAAATCAACTGGCTGACAATGCGTCTATTGATATTGCCGTTGCTTGGGCTACGGGTAAATATCCTCACCTAGTGTTTGATGTTGCTTGTGGTGGGGATGCGGAATTCACTATTTTTGAAAACGCAACGGTAACTGGTGGCACATCATTTACAGCCATCAATCGTTATAGGTCATCAACCAATACGAGCTCAAGCGCAATACTCGTCAACCCGACAGTCACTACTACCGGAACGGCTTTGACCGGAGAGTTCCTTCCCGGTGGGTCTGGTGGTCAGGCTGGTGGAGCTGTTGCATTTTCGTTTCAATATGTTTTAGCGCCTCTGACAACTTATTTATTTAGGCTGACAAACAGAAGTGGCCAAGCACACATGGCTCACTTGATGATTGAGTGGTACGAGTAATGGTACAGAAGAAACATCAAAACCCGGAAGGTGGACTAAATGAAGCAGGCAGGAAGCACTTTGAAAACAAGGAAGGCGGCAACCTCCAAGCCCCGGTTAAGTCTGGTACGAACCCGAGGCGTGTTAGCTTTGCTGCGCGATTTGGCGGCATGGCTGGGCCTCTCACAGACGAAAAAGGTAGACCCACCCGCCTCAAGCTCGCCCTCAAAGCCTGGGGCTTCGGTAGCAAAGAAGCGGCCCGTTCGTTCGCCGCAAAGCACAAAAAGGATTAGCAATGGCCGAAAGACTAAAGGTTGAAGATGTACTGAAGCGTCACGACATGGCGCTTCGCAAGAAGGACGACTTCAGGGATTTGTATGAGGACGCCTACGAGTTTGCTTTGCCGCAGCGCAACCTGTACGACGGTTACTGGGAGGGCAAGGTAGGTGGCGCCAAGAAGATGAACCGGGTCTTTGACTCGACGGCCATCAACTCAGTTCAGCGTTTTGCTAACCGCCTCCAGTCTGGAATCTTCCCCCCACAGCGCAAGTGGTGCCGCTTAGAGCCGGGGCCGGACATTCCTGATGACCGCAAGCCTGAAGCTCAAGCTGCGTTAGATGTATATAACGAGAAGCTTTTTGCGACCATGAAGCAGTCAAACTTTGACATTGCTATGGGCGAGTTCTTGCTTGACCTGTCTGTCGGCACTGCCGTAATGATGGTTCAGCCTGGTGATGACACAAACCCAATCAACTTTATCCCCGTCCCGCAGTACCTTGTAGCGTTTGAAGAAGGCGCCAATGGCCAGGTAGACAACGTCTATCGCCGGATGAGGATCAAGGCTGAGGCAATTCAGCGCCAGTGGACGGACGCGACGATTGAGGGGACTCTTGCCCGTCTGGTCAAGGATAAGCCAACCGAGGACGTTGAGCTTATTGAGGCAACGATCATTGACCCCAAGCGTGGTGACTACTCGTATTACGTTATCCACAAAGAGTCTAAGTCTGAAATTGTGTACCGCAAAATGAAGATCAGCCCCTGGGTTGTCAGCCGGTACATGAAAGTAGCAGGAGAAATCTATGGTCGAGGGCCGCTTATCACTGCGCTTCCGGATATCAAGACCCTTAATAAAACACTTGAGCTACTCCTTAAAAACGCCAGCCTTGCTATTGCTGGTGTCTATACGGCAGCAGACGACGGCGTACTTAACCCCAACACGATCAAGATTGTCCCAGGAGCGATTATTCCGGTCGCTCGCAATGGAGGCCCTCAAGGTGAATCGTTACGGGCGCTGCCACGTTCAGGTGATTTCAACGTATCGCAAATCGTCATCAACGATCTACGGCAAAACATCAAACGGATTCTCCTCGACGAGAGCCTCCCTCCAGACAATATGTCTGCACGCTCTGCGACAGAAGTCGTAGAACGTATGAAGGAGCTGGCTCAGAACTTGGGCTCAGCCTTTGGGCGTCTCATAAATGAGACAATGATTCCGTTGGTAAGCAAGATCCTGCAAGTCATGGACGACCGTGGACTTATTGACCTGCCGTTACGGGTCAATGGCCTGGAAGTGCGTGTCTCTGCCGTAGCTCCGTTGGCTATGGCTCAGAGCATGGAAGAAGTAAACAACATTCTGCAATACGCTCAGATCGCAGCTCAGGCTGGCCCAGAAGGCCAGATGTCGGTTAAGACTGGCGAGATGTTGGATTACATCGCAGAGAAGTTAGGCATCCCGCAGAGGTTGCGTACAACACCAGAGGAAAGAGAGTTTATGAAACAAGAAGGTGCTCAGATGGCGGCTCAAGCTGCCGAAGCCAACCCTGAGTTGGCGGCTCAAGTAGTCGGGAAGATGGTCTGATGGCCGGCGGCTGGGAAGATTTAGAAGCCGTCCAGACAGATATCAGAGAAACAACAACGAAGGCAGATGACTTAAACAAGCTCTGCCTTCGGGTCTTTGGCTCCGAGGATGGCCAGAAGCTTATGCAATGGCTAGACCAGGCATACCTAGATCAGCCCGTTGCCGTGCCGGGTTCTGACCCAAGTTACGCTTTCTACCGAGAGGGACAGAATAGCGTGATTCGGGAGTTTATTGCACGGATAACCAAAGCAAGGAACCTGTAAATGGAAACCCAAGCAAGCGAGCCCAGTGCTCAAGGCGAAAGCCAAGAAACTGGCCTACTCGACGGTGTCTCACCCACCGATGAGCAGGGCCAGCAGGTAGATACTACTAAGACCCAGATTGATCATTTGAGCGCAAAGGAGGATGACGACGAGCCGTTAGAGCGTCCCGACTGGTGGCCAGAGAACTTCTGGAAAAAAGATGAGGCGGCACCAGACCTAGAGGCTATTGCTAAGTCTTGGCAGGATTTGCGTAAGCAGATCAGCCAGGGCAAGCACAAGGCTCCGACAGATGGTAAGTACGACACCAGCGTTTTTGGAGACACTCCAGAGGACGACCCATTACGCACCACGGTATTAGGTTGGGCTCAGGAGTATGGGGTTAGCCAATCGGCACTAGATAAGTTAGTGGGCGATTACATGGCTATGGCAGGCGACCAGCAAGAGCAGGTACGCATGACTGTTGACCAGGAGCGCAAGGCTCTTGGCCCCAATGCTGACGCCATGATTAAGGGCGCGGTTGACTGGGCATCTGGCCTAGTCCGTAAGGGCATCTTCTCAAAGGACGACTTTGATGAGTTCAAGTATGCGGCTGGTACAGCCAAGGGCTTGAAGATGATGCTCAAGCTGCGTGAGTCTTACGAGAACATCAAGATTCCTGTGAACTCAGCCCCAATAGAAGGGGTGGCCAGCAAAGACGAGCTATACGCTATGGTTGGAGATCCCAAGTACCAGAGCGATCCCGCATATCGGGCTAAGGTTGAGAAGATGTTTTCTCAACACTTCAGTTAAAATACAGGCAACATTTTCCTCCTCGCCACTCTCCTTCGTGGCTTTAGTCCCTCTAGCCTGACTCCGGCTAGGGGGATTTTTTTTGAACCCCTATTGCAAATGCGAATCATAACGATTAGAAATCGCATTAAGGCATACCAGAACACCGGCCCTTGACCACCTGGGAACAGGCGATTGGCGTCCGTAAGGCGCAAGCAGTAGGCCCAGAATCTTCTGGCTAACCGAAGCGGCGAAACTTTTTTTAACTTTCAAGGAGATTCAAATGGCTGTTTCATTGTCAAATGCCTTTGTAACGCTCTTTGATGCTGAAGTTAAACAGGCTTACCAGGGTGTTGCTAAACTGGTTCCTGCTGTTCGTCAGCGTCGGGGTGTTGAAGGCTCAACTGTTAAGTTCCCAAAGGTCGGTAAAGGTATTGCGACTGCTCGCGTTCCCCAATCCGATGTAACCCCCATGAACGTCGGCTTCTCGACCGTTACTGCTACCATGCAGGACTGGAACGCTGCCGAATATTCGGACATTTTCTCGCAGGCTAAAGTCAACTTTGACGAGCGTAATGAGCTTGTTAAGGTTGTTGCTAACGCTATTGGCCGTCGTCAAGACCAGCTCATCCTCAACGCTTTGGCCAATTCCAGCACGTCATTGGTCGTTACTGAGGACGAGGGTGGTACGGACACTGGTCTGAACGTAGCTAAGCTCCGCGCAGCTAAGAAAGCTCTGGACAAGAACAACGTCCCGATGGAAGGCCGTAACATGATTATTCATGCAAACAGCTTGGCTTCCTTGCTGGCTGAGACGGCTGTTACTTCGGCTGATTTCAACACTGTCCGCGCTTTAGTGTCGGGCGAGTTGAACACGTTCCTCGGCTTTACCTTCCACACAATCGGTGACCGTGACGAAGGCGGCCTGCCTGTTGCATCTTCCGAGCGCAAGCTGTGGGCTTTCCACCGCGACGCAGTCGGCTATGCAGAGGGCATCGCTCCCCGCACAGAGATCAATTACATCCCTGAGAAAACAAGCTGGTTAGTAAATGCTGTGTTCTCGGCTGGTGCAATTGCAATCGACGCAGAGGGTATTGTCGAAATCCAAACCACTGACTCGGTATAAGGAGATAGACAAATGGCTTATTCTGCAACTGGCTTCGTAACCGTATGCGCTTCCAAGGCCGGAAACGCACCTTCGATGTACCTCTACAAAACGTCTGACACACAGGCAACCGTGAATACCTCCGGGTATTTCAACGACCTGTCCAGCGTTCTGTCTGTTGGCGACATCCTTTTTGTTTACGACACAACGACCCCGTCTTTGGTGCTGACCTATGTCAACTCCAATTCAAGCGGCGTAGTTGACATCGGTGACGGTACAACTGTAAGCGCTACCGACAGCGACTAATTGGATAGGGTTTACCCTACCAAGCATAGGGGTTGTGCCATCTTGTGTGGCGCAGCCCCTTCTCTTTTTGTAGACCTAGAAGAAGCGCGTAGGCTAAGGCCAGACGCCGCAACCCTAGGGGTAAAGTTTGCCGCATCGGTTATCCCTGAGATTGAGCACGTATGGACTCAGCACTGCGAGATGACCAAGCAGATCAAGGATGCCTCTAGCAGGCCAATACGGGTTCATGCAAGGCCGCGAGCATCCCAGATGAACCGCAAGTTCACATGGCATACTCAAGAGGGCAAGGAAGCCTTTGAAGCAATTGATTACTTTTGGCCAGACTTGGCTTGGGCTAAGGGCTCTAGCGGCGTAGCAGGCGCAATGTGGGCTAGGCATGGCATGGGATTTGACGAGGTAATAATGGCAGGTATTGGACTAGAACCTGGGAATCACAAATACATCCAATCATATCCAAACAAATATAGCCAAGGCCAAGGATACGCAACTAATGCCCAAATTGAGCACTGGCTCAAATTGTTGCAGTCGCACATAGATGATGGCAAGACGCATGGGGTATATTCCATGAGTGGCAAGACTATGCAAATGCTAGGAAAACCATGCTAATTTCACAAGAATACAGGGATTTGAATGAGCATCTTCACAAAAATCCCAAGTACGGCTCCCGCCGAAGGGAGGCGTTATACGACAAGATTGCCGACTTTATGGCCGAGACTGAGTCTAAGACTCTGCTGGACTATGGGTGCGGGAAAGGTACTATGCGGGAATATCTACCGGCATATTCGTATGATCCCTGTGTGCCTGAATTTTCAATGAGGCCAGAGGGTACTTTTGACATGGTGGCCTGCTGTGATGTGCTTGAGCACGTTGAGCCAGATCTACTAACCAATGTTTTGATAGATATTAGGGAGTACGCAGACAAGGCGGTCTATCTGGCAATCTCCACAAGACCGGCGGCAAAGGTACTGGCCGACGGGAGAAATGCACATTTAATCGTAAAACCTTTGGATTGGTGGCAAGAAGTGCTAACACAACACTTCCCTTTTTGGCAACTAACCATTACAAATAGCGATATCTCAGCAATAACCGTATTGGGGATTAACGATGGCCGCCGGTGATAACGCGATTAAGATCTGCTCTGCCGCCCTGCAAATGCTGGGAGCCAAAGCGATATCCTCATTTACGGAGGGTACGGACGCGGCAAATGTTGCCGATACGCTATACCAGGATGTCAAGAAGCAAACCCTTTTGATGTACCCGTGGTCGTTTGTGTACAAGAAAACACAGATATCCAAGCTAGTTACTACCCCAACGACTGAATACAAGTATGAGTTCCAGCTTCCTGGTGACCGCATTGGGCCGCCACGGATGGTTGTGACCACCAACCAGCCTGGTGCAGGAAGCATCCGGGCATATCGGATTTTCCAAGACAAGCTCTTGACCGACGAAGAAACCATCTACATCGATTACCCGTACGACGTGCAAGAGTACGAGATGCCGGTGTATTTCGTTCAGCTTATGAAGTACATGATGGCTTGGCACCTGGCTATGCCGGTTACAGACCAAGTAGAGAAGGCGCAGTATTGGCAGGGTGTAGCGACTGGCTCGCCTGCTGACAATGGCCGTGGCGGCTATATGCGCATTGCAACAACAATGGACGGGCAGGGTCAGCCTGTGCCTGTCATTCAAGATTTCCCTCTGGTTGACGTGAGGTTCTGATGGCGCGGTTTGTAAGCGTTCAGACCAACTTTTCAAGCGGCGAGTTAGATCCGCTGCTGCGAGCCCGTGTTGACTTGCAGGCGCACCAGAACGGCATGGAGGAGGCTACCAACGTCATAGTCCAGCCGCAGGGTGGTGTGCGTCGTCGTCCCGGCACGAAGTACATTATGAGCTTGCCAAACACTAGCACCGAGTCTGCCGGCAACGGTACCCGCTTGGTGCCGTTTGAGTTCTCGGTCACAGACTCCTATATGCTCTGCTTTACGCATTATCGGATGTACGTGTTCAAGAACGGCGCTCAGGTAATGGACATCAATGGCGGCACGATAGACTACCTGAACACGACATCATACGACCTGACCGGCGCACGGCTAGCTGAGATCAACTGGACTCAGTCTGCTGATACGTTGATTATTGTCCACCCAGATATCATCCCCATAAAAATTGTGCGTGGCGCAACGGATGCTGACTGGACAATAAGCAACATAACTTTTGACTCAACGCCAAAGTATGCGTTTACCCCAGCATTTACAAACCCTGCCGGCACGCTGACCCCATCTGCCGTGTCAGGCAAGGTAACGCTGACTGCCTCAACTGGCACTCCGTTTAGCGCATCCTCGGTTGGCCAGTACGTCAATGCAACCCCACAGGGTCGAGCCAAGATTGTAGAGTTCACCAGCTCAACGGTGGTCAATGCAATCGTAGAGTTCCCGTTCTTTAATACCTCTGCCCTTGCTAACGGCAAGTGGGAGATTGAGTCTGGTTGGGAAAACGTCTGGTCGGCTACCAAAGGGTACCCACGGTCGGTTGTGTTCCATGAGGGTCGTCTGTACTTCGGCGGTAGCAAGACTAGACCGTCAACTGTATGGGGTTCTAAGGTAGGACTATTCTTTGACTTTGAAGCTACGGAAGGGCTAGACGATGACGCAGTGGAAGCCACATTGGACACGAACACGTTTAACGCAATCACTGACGTTGTATCTGGCAGGGATTTGCAAGTCTTTACGACAGGCGGTGAGTTCTATTGTCCGCAAGAAGGGCTAGAGCCGGTAACGCCTACCAACTTCTTTATGAAGGCTGTGACGCGCAATGGCGCCAAACCGGGCGTGCGTATTCAGCAATTGGAAAGTGGTACGTTGTACATACAACGTCAGGGCAAATCGCTCAATGAGTTTGCCTATACGGATACCCAGGCGACCTATGTGTCGTCCAAGATTTCGCTACTGGCTGGCCATCTTTTGCGGACGCCAACACGAATGGCGTTGCGTCGGTCAGTAGCAACCGATGAGAACGACCTGCTTTTAATAGTAAACGGTACAGACGGGACGATGGCGGTATTCTCGCTTTTGCGTTCCCAGAACGTCATTGCCCCATCTGAATTCACAACCGACGGGGAATACAGGGATGTAGCGGTAGACGTTACAGTCATCTATTCTGTGGTCAAGCGGGTAGTAAACGGAACGACCGTGTACTTTGTTGAGATATTTGACGAAGACTTGCAGATGGATTCTTGCGTAACCGGCGGTGTCGCGGCAAGCGCATCGGTGTCGCATCTACAAGCCAAGACAGTCAACATCAACCTAGATGGAGCGATTCAAGCTGCCCAACAGGTTCCGTCCGGCGGCACGGTGACGTTTAGCCGTAGTAGTACGACGAGCTACCAAGTTGGCCTAAACTACACGGTCAAAGTTAAGACCATGCCAATTGAACTGCGGATCTCGTCAGGCTCAAGGCTTGGGTTCCAAAAGCGTATAGTTGAGGTAAACGCTCTGGTTTACGAGAGTCAGCATATGGTCATCAATACTGTTGAGGTTCCATTTGTGGCTCTTGGCCAATCGATTTTAGATTATCCGGTTCCAGAATATACTGGGACTAAGACGGTTGATAGTATTCTTGGCTATACGCAAGACGGACAGATTACGATTGAGCAGACGATTCCATTGAAGTTGACTCTGCTCGGTATGGAATACAAAGTGTCAGTGCATCAGGGGACATAATATGCAATATATAGCCGCAGCCGCAGCAGTAATTGGCGCTTATAGTTCATACCAACAAGGTGTGTCCGAAAAGGCTAGGTACAACTTACAGGCCAAACAGGCTACGGTTGAAGGCGAGCGTAAGGCTATTCAGTACCAGCAACGGTCAAACGACATACTTCGCAAGCTTGAGTCAACAAATGCTTCGCTAGCCGCTAGAGGTTATGCCGGTGGCGTAAACCCATTTAGCGGATCGCCAGACATTGTTAGAGCCGCTAACGAAACTGCTGCCGGACGCGAATATTCAATCATGCTTGCGGACGCAGATGCGGCAATGCGCGGAGGCCAGTTCCAAGCTGAGGTTTACAAACAAGCTGGCCAGACTGCTTATCGCCAAGGCGTATTTAACGCCGTAACCAAACTTGCTACTGCGGCAGCAAGCGGGTTTGGCGGCACCCAATCACCAGCCCCGATTGAAACTAGGAAAGTTGTGTAATGGCACGTCTCCAACGCTTTCAAGAATCTGGGCTAATCTCGGCAGATGTGCCAAGGTTAGATTTTGCTAATCTCCGCGAAGAGGCTAAAGGGTATGGAAGCGTATCCGAAGGTCTAGACAAGATTAGCTCCTTTGCTTTTGGCAAGGTAAAAGAAGAAGAAAAAGAAAAGAATCGTATCCTAGGTATTCAGCTTCGTGCTGACTCCGAACTTAATATTCAAAAAGAAATAGACCGCCTGTCCGGCATGGCAGATCGCGGAGAGCTGCCATACGACCAGGCTCAGCTTGAAGTACAAGCTTTACAAGGGTTTGCCCGTGGATTAGCGGCAGTAGACGTTGAACAAGCATCTGGTTTGATGCGGTCAATCTCAGCTTCTGGCAATGCTCTGCTTCGCAAGGTATCCGAAGCCGAAACGGCAAGATATGCCGCCGACATTGATGTTAAGTCTGCCGAGCTTGTACGCACGCTTGGAAAGAATATGCAAGATGTCTGGAACCTATACCGCAATGGCCAGATGACTGAGGAAGAAGTAGTCCAGTACGAGGCCGGTGCTCGCGGTGTAATGGCAGGCATGGCAGGCCAAAGCAAAGACACAGTCAAAAGATATTTAGATGCAGACGGCGCTTTTGAGAAGGCTCGTCTGGCTGCTCGTAACAACACTATGGTCACATATTTCAATACGCCTGAGTTTGCAGCTCGTCCGTCTGACGCGCTAACCAAACTACGTACTGGAGACGCCGGAGTATTTAGCCCGGTCTGGGGCAGGTTAGATGAGGGGCAGCGCGATAGCCTAGTTCAGACCATGCTCAAGCGTCAGGCCGACGACTTGCAGATTCTTGACCGCGATAATAAGCTATCAATTGAGCGTAACCGTGCCGAGAATTACGCTGATTACAATGAGTTCTATCGCGGTTCAATTAGTGGCGACGAGTTACTAAAGCGCATGACTAGTCGTAAGTATTTTCCAGGGCGCGAAGAACTCAGGCAGATCCGTGAAGGTGATGTGCCTGGGGCTCCTGACCAATACTTTGGCGGGTTGGAGTTCAAAGCAAAACAAGGACAGATAAGCCTTGTGCAGGCCAATGAACTTTTTGAGCAGCGTCGCATTTCTCTCAAGCAGCGTAATGGCTTATTTGCAATTATTGATAAGACCGAAAATCAAGCCCTGTCCAGAGGAAAAGAAAAGATTCGCAACGCTTTTGTTCCAAACCCACTTGATCCATCAACTAGAGAAGGCGCTGCGCGTCGGGCTGAAGTTGAGAGTCATTTGCTTGGTATGTTGCAAGTGGCTGAAAGAGATGGCAAACCTTTTGACATTGAAGCGACAGCAGATATCTTAATTGCAGCTCGCAAAAAACAGGCTGACTTTGTGGCGTTAGAAGATGACAGAGAGCGCCTTCGCAAAAAACTTTCCGAGATTGGTCTAGAGTACAGCGAGGATTACACTTTAGATTCGCTTAAGCGCTCCAAAAAGGGTAATGCAAAACAACACGAAACAATAAATAAGATCATTAACTCGATCAAGAAAAACAGATGAACACACTAGAAGAAGCTTTTTTAGATTCTCTTGCTAGCCGGTTTGTGATCGAAGATGTGGCCGAGGCTAAGGCCGCTGTCAACCCGCGCACAGGACAGCCATTCCCAACCGGGGTAAGCCTAGAACCAGCTATGGGTGCTGTGGCTGAAACCGTAGGTGCTGGAGTAAAAGGTGCGGCTCAAGGGTTTGTTGGATTGCCAGGTGACGTAATCAGCCTTGTGCGTGGCTTGTATGAGCTTGGCAGATCTGGCGGTGATCTAGATGCATTTTTGGCTGGGATTGAGTCTAAGACTGGCTTGCCAACAACCGAGGATGTAAAGAAATTCTTGGATGAGATTGGGCTACAAATGGGCTCAGGCGAATCTCCGGTAGAGCTAGTGGGCGAGTTGGCCTCGCCAGGTGGATATGTCAAAGGCGCGAAGAAAGTTGCTCGCGTCGCTAAGAAAGTAACAGGGGCTAAATAATGGCAATGAAACCGCTTGGAGAGCGATTAGATGAACTTAGCTCCGTTGAGAAGGACGTAGCTGAAATACAGGCACAACAGCCTAATGAGCCGCTTCCAGAGCCGATTGAGTACACCCAGGCTGAGCCATCATTTGAGCCAGTAGACGTAGCTGGGCTTCCGCTTGGCGTATTGAAAGGTGTAATTAAGAAGGCGCCTAAGCGTGAGATCAAACCTCCAGAGGGCGCAGTTGGGCCATACCAAACTATTCCCAATGCGCCGGTCGAGGTGGTTGAGAAGGTTGAGCGTGAGATGGCCAACATACCCCCAGAAGTTCCGATGGAGGGTAAGCCACCTGAGACTGCCTTCAACCTAGACATGATTCAAGACGACAATGGGCTCAAGCAGTTCATTGACGTGACTGCCCGTGTGTACGGGGCAGACAAACTAGAGAAGGTGTCTTATAAAGAGATTGCCGCCAAGGCTTCAGAAGAAGGGTACGACGAGGCGTTCTTGGCTAGGATTATTGACCCGACCAAAATAACAGAAGCTAATGCAAGTCAGGCTTACAAAATGTTGCTAGCCATTACTGACGCTGGCAAGCGAGCTTTTGACCTGGGAGAAAAGGTTAAGCAAGCCAAGTTAGATGGCACTCTAAATTCAGATCTAGCCGTACAGTTCCAACAGGCTTTGGCCGTAGAGGGTGCTTTGCTTAAGGCAGCCAAAGGGCGGCAGGCTGACATTGCTAGAACCCTAGGTGTTTTTTCCCAGGCTAGAACTTCAACCGCAGAACGTGGAGCAATGCTTGACGCAATCTTGACTGAGTCTGGCGGCATTGATACGCCATTTGCTTTGGATAGCGTATTGTCTGTTGCTAACCGATATACGGCTCTTGATAGCCGTGCAGCTCGCGCAGAGTTGGCTGAGAAGGGCTACACAAATACCGCTAAGGGTTGGGCTAATAGATTCCTAGACATAACCACAACGAGCTGGATCAACGGTCTGCTGTCCTCGCCAATCTCTCACGCCAAGAATATCGCAGGGAATATGTTCTTTGGCGCGTATCAGATCCCAGAGCGTATGGTTGGATCTATGGTTGGCAAGGTACGCAACTCAATATTCGGTGGCGAGGAGGCAATCCAGACCAACGAGGTATACGCTCAGGCGATGGGCATGATTCAAGGCATCCGTGAAGGGGCAGAAATTGCCTACACTGCTGCCAAAAAGAATGAGCCAACAGATCCATTTACCAAGATTGAAATGGTGCGTGGCCGCAAAGATCCATTTGATATTGATTTTGGCGACTCAGATACGGGCAAGGCCGTTAGTAACGCGATACGTTACTATGGAAAAGTAGTGGAGCTTCCTGGCCGTGCGCTCATGGCTGAGGACGAGTTTTTTAAGGCTATGTCTTATCGCATGGAACTAAACGCTTTGGCTACCCGCGCAGGCAATGCTGAGTACAGTAGGCTAGTAGCGGCAGGCGTATCTCCAGATGATGCCGCCAAGCAGGCGTCTAGCTTTATGGAGCAAACGCTAACTAACCCGCCGGCAGACATAGATGCTGCGGCTAAGGCTGTGGCGCGTACCACCACATTTACCCGTGAGCTTGAGTCTAGCCTGCAAGGTATTCAAAAGACTTTGCAAAATCCTATACTCAAAATGTTCGTGCCGTTTGTCCGCACGCCAACTAACATTGCCCTAGAGGCCATGAGCCGCACTCCGGGATTGAACTTTGCTAGCCCACGGTTCTGGGCTGATTACAATGCAGGCGGCATCCGCAAGGACATGGCCATAGCTCGCGTGACCCTAGGAACCGGGATCATAACCGGGGTTGGAATGAGCGCCTTGGAGGGCAAGGTAACCGGGTATGGCCCGTATCGCAACGAAGATAAAGAGTCACTCAAGGGCGCCGGATGGCAAGAGTTCTCGTTTGTCTTTAATAAGTCAGATGTAAGCGACGAGGAGATTGAGCGTTTCAAGGGCATCACAACGGTTAGCGTTGGCCCGGATAAGGTCTATATCTCTTACGCCGGACTAGAGCCATTGGGTACCCTGCTATCGGTTGGCGCGACCGCAGGCGAATACTCCATGAGCACGGTTGGCGAAGCCGACATGGAAAAGATAATAACGGGTGGGGCGATGGGCGTGTATCAATACCTAGCCGATCAGCCTATGCTTGCTGGATTTGGAGAGATTCAAAAGGTATTTAGCGCCGGGTCTAAGGATGCGCCAAGCTTCCTATACAACGTAATGAATAGACTGGCCAAACAAACGACTTCGTTTGTAGCTGGAGCTGTGCCTGTAACTGGGACGCACTCCTCGCTTGTGGCCGCCATTGAGCGATACGTAAACCCTGACCGTAGCAATGTCATGGAGTCTTTGTCCCCGGAAGAAATTGATCCTTTAGCCGGAGCTGGCAAAGGATTCTGGGAGGCGGTCGGAACCATCAAGAGCCGTACTCCTGGCCTGTCAGACAGCCTGCCGCCTGCGCTTGACCCGCTTACGGGAAACGTAAAGACCAATGGCAAAGGCAATCTGTACGAGATGTTCAACCCATTCAAAAGGGCTGACGGTACGTTTGAACCAGGCTATGCCACCCTGATTGAGTATGGCATACCCCAGTACAAGCCAGACCGGAAGATTGACGGGGTAGAGCTGTCAGCCGACCAGTACAACCGGCTGATTGAGCTGGCCACGGATGGCGGCAAATTGGCTGAGCGCATAGACGCCTTGGGCAAAGACCGGGCAATTGTTACCTTGGCCGGACGGGACTTGGCCGCAGCTCAAACCATGATTAGCGCAGAGATAACTTCTGCGTACAAGTTTGCCAAGGAGCAACTTTTGGCCGAGGACAAGGACTTGGCTGGAGCCATAGCAGACCTCAAGGAAACCCAAAGAGATGTTGGTAAATATAAGCGATAACCATTAGATTTCGGATAGGAACTATTATGGCAGATTACGATATCTCTAACGTATCACGCAGGGTGGTCTATGCCGCTTCAGGCACAGGCCCGTATGCGTTTACGTTTGAGATTTTGGATCAGGGGGATGTGGCCGTTTATGACGGAGCCACGCTTCTAACCCTGACTACCAACTATACGGTTACTATCAATACTAATGGCACCGGCTCGATTACCTTGTTGGCCAGCCCATCCGGTTCCACCATAACCATTGTCGGGGATCGTACGATAGAGCGTACGACTGACTTCACTACTGGCGGCGACCTCTTTGCCAGCGTCCTAAACGACGAGCTAGACAGCCTGACCATCTTTGACCAGCAGAACGCCGAGGCTATTGCAAGGTCAATACGGGCTCCACAAACCGATCCAACGACGATCAATATGGTCTTGCCAAGTGCGGCAAGCAGAGCCAACAAGGTGCTCTCATTCGACGCCAACGGCAATCCTGAAACGTCTAATACCATTGCCAGCCTCAACGACGTGGCTGCGATTGTCAATGAGATCGTGGAGCTGTCCGGGGTGTCTCAGGCCATTGAGGACTTGGACGCCATCAAGGACGACATTGAGACGGTGTCTGGGATATCGGCAGATATCTCCTCGCTAGCTGACCACATTACCCAGATTGACGTGATCGGCGACGACCTAGCCGGCACGGATTGGAACTACGACCTTGGCTCAATTGCCGACCCTGCGACTGGCGCCACTGGTGTGCCTACGGGTTATCTGGTCACGGCGTATAACAACTTAACTGACATCCAAACCGTATCGACCAACATAGCCAACGTCAACTTTGTAGGCGGTTCGATAGCCAGTGTCAACTCGGTGGCCGGAGAACTCGGTACTGGCGGCGATGTAACAGTGGTAGCTGCTGATCTATCCGGTACAGATACTATTGGAACGGTAGCGGCAGATATTGCCGATATAAATACAGTGGCTGGTATTTCTGCTGACGTTGCAACCGTAGCTGGGATTAGCGCAGATGTCACATCTGTGGCGGCAGACGCCACGGACATTGGCACGGTGGCAGGCAGTATTGCTAGCGTCAATACGGTTGCGGGTATCTCTGCCAATGTGACGACCGTAGCTGGTATCAGCGCCAACGTGACTAGCGTGGCTGGCAACTCGACCAACATCAATGCCGTAGCAGGCAATAGCACTAACATCAATACGGTTGCCACGAATAACGCCAACATCAATACGGTCGCAGGCATATCGGCAAACGTAACTACTGTGGCAGGGATAGCTGCCGACGTAACAACAGTGGCCAATGACGTAGTCAGCGTAGGTTATCTGGCAGATATTGCCGGTATCACGCCGACTGATAGCAAGTTCATTGTAGGCAATGGCACGGCATGGGTAGGTGAGACTGGTGCAACTGTACGCAATTCTCTGCTGCCTGCTCTGGCCAGTAACGCCGGCAAGGTCTTAGCGGTCAATACTGGCGCAACCGACGTTGAGTGGGTAACTGGTGGCGGTGGTGGCTCAGGCGATGTAGTCGGGCCAGCAAGCGCAACCGACAATGCCTTCGCTAGGTTTGATCTAACGACCGGAAAGCTAATACAGAACTCCTTGGCAACGCTAGACGATACCGGAGCCCCAACCTTTGTGGGCTCTGTGGTTGTGTCTGGCACATCGTCTAGCGGAGCTGACATCAAGCTTTACGAGGACACGGACAACGGCAATAACTATGTAGCTCTGATGGCCCCTGCGGCCATTGGCTCTAACGTGTCTTGGACTCTGCCAAACGCTGACGGATCTAATGGTCAAGCGTTAGTAACGAATGGAACCGGGACTCTGTCTTGGGCTACACCAGGCGGTAGTGTAAGTATTACAAACGATACAAGTACGGCAACCGACGTATACCCTGCGTTCCTAAATGCGACCACGGGTACTGCATCAACAATTTACACGGGCAACGCCAAGTTACTTTACAAACCATCAACAGGTGAGCTGAAGTCTGAGGTTCCCGTAGCGCAGAACGGTATCTTTGTAAACGCTCAGACGATTGATACGAGCTACACGATTGGTACAGGTTTTAATGGTATGAGTTCAGGCCCTGTGACTGTTGCTTCTGGTGTAACGGTGACAGTTGACACAGGGGCTAATTGGGCGGTTTCTCCTCCCGGTGGAGGTGGTGTAACAACAGGCAAAGCGATAGCTATGGCTATTGTATTCGGAGGCTAATATGGCAGCACCTAATATCGTAAACGTAACAACCATTACTGGTAAGACAGTCGGATTAGCTCTGACTACTTCCTCGGCTGATGTTGTGACTAACTCAGCAGCTAGTGGCAAGGTCTTTAAGATCAACGCAATCTATGTATCTAACGTAGATGGAACCAACAACGCTGATGCCACGGTTGCTTTCTACAATGCTGACAATACCACGTCATATG